ATATCAGCGTATTTTGGCGCAAGTTCGCAATGTATCCAAGTTGCTTTTTGAGACCCACCATTATCGCTGGCGGACCAATCCTTCCAGCCCCTGCCAATACGCCATCCACGGCCCCACGTTTCACAGCCTTTTTTGGTAAGTCCTGAATAGTCATGGACCTCCTCCAAGCCGAGCGAAGCAGCGTGTTGAACAAACCACAGAATAGCTTCACGGCCTGCATTTTTATTTGTTCCAAAAGAAGTATCAAGCGCCCTAGCGGTCGAATGGACGGATTGAACTCCAGGCTTTCCAACGATGTCACGCACCACCCATGTCCCAAGGTTCTTGAATCCCCATCTTTTATTGCAGAGAAGAACAAAGCGTTCTGTGCCTGGGCGTTTTGCTTTTGCTATGCCGTCGGACGTTCCTGTGTATTTGCTCATGCTGGTGGGTCTTTCGGTTTGTCCTTTAAGCCGTTGCCAGCAAGCAAACCAATCAGGCCACCCGAAAGGGTGAGAAGCATTGAGGACAGGATGTTGATTTGTTGAGCGTCAAGCTCTGCCATTTTTTCAGGCTGAGTCACGAAAAGTAAGCCGTACAGGATTGTAAAAACTGAGCCAACGAAAGAAAGCGTCAAACCAAGTGCAACGACCATGACAATGCGCGCTTTAATTTCTTCATTGCTGTGTCTGTTGTCGGGTTTCATCTGCACTTGCCTCCTGTGCCGTATTGGGGAACTGTTGTTGTTTCATTGATGGTTGACTCGGTAACGCTCGAAAGTGCTTTGTTTTTGGTTGGTGGGCAGTTGAGGCGTTCACGGTCTGCGCAAGCGGTGAGCGATGCGCAAATGACCAATAGAATCAGGCTTTTTCGCATCAGTTGCGGTATCCATAAACGCTGATTGTTCCGCCTGTAATTGTGCCGCTTGAAACACCAAGAGTAAACCCTGTGTAACTAGTTGTGTTATTTAGAAAGCCACCACCAGCGCCAGCCTCACCGTTGGTTCTTGGGTCGACATAGGAATAATTAACAATCGTATTTTTTGCAAGGAAAGGGTTTACAAGGTCAAAATTGCTTGACAAGACAGTGGTTGAAATTACGCCAACGCGACTAAAATTTGCTGAGTTTGAGCCAGCACTTGCGCCAGTACTGCCAGCATAAGTGTAGTAATTGTGAGCCCAATAATACCCAGTTGTTGTTGCGCCTAATTGACAAGACAAAAGGGCAGCTGCAGAACCTACGCCACCGTTTACAACGATTTTGTAACTGTCAAAATCTGTGCTGAATACATCTGTCAGTGGAACACTTGAAACGGTGGTGCCTATGGTTTCTTTTTTGACAAGCCATAATCCCGCCGCATTTAATTGGGCCGCGGTTAATATGGCCCCCGATACGAATACTGGTGGAGTTGCCATGTTGTTTGTTTCCTTTCTAGAAACTTAGAAGGTTGTTATCGAGCGTTCCGAAGATTGCATCGTTTAAGGTAAAATAAGAATTCGCATCCGTTGATTCAAACGTGAATTGTACAGAATGATTGCCAGGTGTGATTGTATGGTTCACGCCTGAAACAATCAAGGTTTGACTGTCGCTCGAAGGTGTTCCCGTCACAAAGTTTTTTACGACTGTGCAGATGCTGGTGAGGTCAAGACTAAGGGCAATGTTTTGTTGGGCCGTTGTCATTGCTGACAGTTGGCTTTGCAATCCGTTGAAGCGCAAAATGGGGTTTTGATATCGACCCAAAAGGTAAGACCCAAGGCCAGCGACTTCTGTGGTGGTGCTGTTAAGAAGGCTGAGAAGGCTATAAGTCTGGGCCTGATATTGAGCGATAGAAGTGGCGTTGCTAACGGTCTGCACTGCGCCTGCTTCGGACTGGGTTGAAATTATATTGAACAAGAGCTCGTCGCCATACTGGTTCATGAGCGAATTGAAAGGCAATCCTGTGCCATCACCGTTGAATGTGGCTCCTGACACGGGGTTAAGAACGCTGGACCTACCCTTGAAAGTAAGGGTGCCGTTTGCGCTCATAAAAAGGTAGCCCTGCTCAGAGGTGTTTATTTGCTGTAGATAGTTGAGGCAGTTGGTGTCTTGGCTAATTTCAAAAGCACCCAAAGTAGATGAACCAGTGTCGATAGAACGTGCGCCTTGATAGTTAATTTCGGTGTAGTTCAACACAGTGTCAATTCGCGTGCCAGTCTTTTCAACTGATGGAGTAATTGCGTTGATTTGCTGGTTGGAAAGAACGGTAAATTGGTCAGCACATTGAACTGTGGCTGTGTCGTTGAATCCTAAATCGTAGTTAATATCCCAATCAGTTACAAGACCAGTGTAAATCGGGATGCCATTGGCAAGAATCTGTACAGGCAGGCGTGGAACAATTCCTGTTTGATTAGTGGGTGAACCAATCCAATACGGTGATGACTGGTTCAACGGGTCAAACGTCCGCGTCTTGTTCCAAAGGTTGATTTGCGCGGTGCCACAGTTGAACTCATCAAGCTGTCGCGAGCGACCACGAGTTATGGAAACTGATTGGACAAACTCGGTGACATCAGCCAATTGAATACCACCCAAAGTGCCACGGCCTGCCGTGTCAAGAACGCCATAGAAAGCGTCATTAAGTTGAAAAGGTTGACCGAACCCAACAGTAGTTTGGAAACCAATAAGAACTTGGAGCTGTGGCTGGGTCATACGGACACAAAAACCTGTCCTGATAGTCGTTCCGCAGATTTGATGGCTTCAATGATATCGCGCCCGACTTGGGCAGGGTTAGAAACGAGGCCAGCGTTGACAGTGATTTGGTAGTTCTTTGCTTGGTCAAGAGCTGTTTGTCCTGCAGCAACGTTGCCACCAAAGAAAGCGTTACCTGCAGCCAAGCCAAGACCTGCAGCTGACGATGCAAGGCCAGCAAGGGATTCGTTAAAACTTGCCAGGGTCATTCCATTTGCGCTGGTAATGAGGTCTTGGGTAACTGCTAAACCTGCTACAGGACCAAGGTTTATGAGCTGAGAAAGTCCTGCTTTAGTTAAACCGTAGCCAGTGAGGTATTCGAGGTTTGAAGCAAACTTTTTGGCATCTGCAATTTGCTTTTGAAACGCTTGTGCGTAGCCCGATTCGGACTGAACTTTTTGAGCTGTATTGACGTTTGTTTCCGAAACTGCCAGAGCGTCGTTTGCCCCAGCCAATTTGAGTTTTGCGTCTTTCAAATCGTTGGTTGCTTCAACAATTGCTTCAACGTCATCGCCCTTTTGCGTTTTGATTAGCTTTGCCATTGCATCATCAACATCTTTGGTGGCTTTTGCTACATCGCCGTAAGCGTCTTTGCGGTCTTTTAGTGCATCAGCTACGCTTTTAGCTGCATCATCTTGAGTTTTTATTGCATCGGTCAGTGAAACCATGCCAGTAATGGAGTCAGCAGTGGTATCTGCAAAATCTTGAAGTTGGTCTTTGGCATCTTGAAGGCTTGAAGCAACAGTGTCAACAGCTGTAACTACTCGTTCGCGCAAAGTGTCTGAGTAGTCTTTTGCTGCTTTTTTTGCTTTTTTCTTTGACTCTGCAAGTTCGTCATTTTTTTTCTTTAGCGCATTGGTTTCGGTGATTGTTAATTTAAGTGAATCTGCGTACTTTTCAGAAAGCAGTTTGTCCATGTCGCGGAACTGTGCAGCTGTATAAGTAACAGCAACTGTTGCTTTATCTGAATCGCCAGCAATCAAATTCAGCAAACCTGCCGTCGCTTCAAGTCCTTTGATTAACTGCCCTGCTGGACTAACGTGCTTAAATAGAAAACCAAACGCATCGACAAGTTTGTTTGTTTCTTTAGAAGAATCTTCGGTTGCGACAGTCAGGACTTTGCCAAAAATTGTTGCCAAATCTTCTGCTACTGGTAAAAGTTTTCCGCCCATTTCGGCAGATAAATCTTCTAGTTGTGCATTAAGTGTTTTAGTTTGATTAGCCAAACCATCTGAGGTTTTTAAGTAGTCACCTTGGGCGTCGTTGGTTTTTTCCCAAATCAGTTTTTGGACACCAAGAATCTTTTGCTGTGCTGTTAAAGCTCCAGAACCGTCATAGAGGTTATCTTTCAAAAGCGTTGCTTTAATGGCTGCATCGTCAATGACGACGTTGTATTTTCTTATTGGTTCCATTTCTCCGCGGAACGCAGCACCGATAGCGAAAACAGCATCTTCGGGTTTGGTGTTAAAGAAAGAACCCATGTCCGTTGCAAGATTGGTGAACTTTTTTGAAAAGTCAACAACGTCTGTGCCTGACATTCCTGCAATCTTGCCAAACATGGCAAAACTAGTGGCAGCATCAATAGCGTCTTTTTTGGATTGGCCCATGTTTTTCGCTGCACTATCAGCCCATGTTTCAATGTCGGTAGCTGAGTTGCCAAAGATGACTTTGTTTTTACTAATGGTTTCTTGAAGGTCAGAAGCATCAGTTACTGCTGTTTGAATCAGCTTTGAGACTGCACCAGTGGCAACGCCCATAGTGGCATAAGAGCCAACAAGAGATTTGAGAGAACCTTGTGCGCCTTTGACGCCTGCGTTGTTGTAGGTCGTGACAATTGGGAGTGTTACTGCAGCCATTTGATTACTTCATTTCTCTGTTTACGCGCAAGATTACATCCTGGACAATGCCGTGAACGGTTGCTGTCAAATGAGGAAGGTGTTCTTCGCCTCCAGGCCACATATACCGAGATGGCCCTTTGCGTCCTTTGCGTTCACCAGCTCTATGAGGGACATCCTCTTGTTGCAAGTTTTCTACAAAACGATTGCCTGGCTTGCCAAGATTGCGTGAACCTGCAACGTCGTAGATAGCACCAGCAGGGTTGGCTTGAATAATGCTGAACATTGAATAAGCCTTGTTGCCCATTTGCGCTTTGCGCTTTGGTCCACCAAGTTTGAAACGGATGCCTCGAAGAATGAGTTGTTTGTTCCATTCAGTGGCTCCGCCTCTGCCAGCAACTAGTTCGCCACGTCCAATGCCTGACTTGCCACCAGACGAGTTGAATGGGGTCAGGTCAGAGTCAATAAACTTCAAATAATCCTTGATAGATTTAATAGTTGGCGCTGCTTCCTTGCGGATTTGGCGGTTCATTTCCTTCACATAATCAGGTTCAAGTTTTTTCAATCGCCTGATTGTCTGGTCAAGTCCTTGAACTTTCATATCTGATGGAATGTTTGCCATTACTTTTTTTGCCTGTCTTGAAGGGCTTGGCTAAGGGTGCTGATAAGTGTTATCGGCATCTCTTTGAGGTCTTGCCAGGGAATCCCAGAAAGGATTAATCCTGCGATGACTCCGTGGATGCCGTCTCGCCAAAAGGGATGCGCTCCACGCGGTACGACACGCCTTTGACTTCTGATT